GGAAGTCGAACCACTTGTGGTCGTCGTACCAGTCCTTGGCATTCTGGACGACCCTCGGGCTGGCAGGAGGTGGCTGGTGTGGCTCCTCCGGCTTCTCGTCCATCTCCTTACGAGCGGCTTCCAGGTCCCTGACGTGCTCTTTCCACTCGTCTCGGATCTTCTGGGCTTCGGCGGCTTCGTCGCCCTTGGAGTGAGTAATGGCTTGGGCTATAACGTCGTCTGCCTTCTTGACGATTCCCTTCGCGTATGCGATCTTATTGTCGAGCTGCTGTCTCTCGACGTTGCCCAACCGCTCGTCCGTGTTCTCCGATAGCTCCGCGAGTTGGCGCTCGAGTTGCTCGTTGCGCCGCTCGAGGAAGTCACGCTCGCGTTCCAGGCGTTTTTGGGCTTCCTTCTGACGTGCCCGACGAGACTTGTGAGCCGTTCGCTTGTCCGGCTCCTCGGCATCCTCCTCGGAGGCACCCAGCCGCTCATCACCCTCTTCCTTGTCCTCAGGCGGTGGAGTCTCTTCATCCTCGTTACCGACATTCTCGCTGGTCGGTGGGACCTCCAGGTCTTCCACGTCCTTCGTGACGATGGTGAGGTCTGGACCCTCGTCCTTGTCGTCTTTCTCTTCTTTGTCTTTTGCCATGGACAGTTACACCTCGTTGGTTACTTGAGATAGGCGATCATCTTCAAGGGATCGCCAGTAATCTTGCCACCCAAATCGACGTCACGGAAATTCACGACGATGCAGTACTCGCCGGGGCGACCAGGAATGGGCACCTCCCAGCGATCACCGCCGTACTTGGGGACTCGGATGAAGTCGCCTTCCTTGCACCAGGCTTTCTCTGGCCACGGCTGAAGAGTGTCTCGGTTACAGAACGCTACGGGGCCAATACGAATGACTTTCGCGACCTGAGTATTCCACTGCTCGGCCTCGCGGGTCTCTGGTGGAAGAAAGAAACCCGATTTCGTGCGGAGCATTGGGGCCTTGATTTGCACCAAGACCTTATCCCCGAAGGGCAGAAACTCGGGGTCGATCTCTGGGAACGCTTCTTCGATGGAAGCATAATCCAGCGATGATACCCCTAGCTCCTGAACCGAAACCGCACTACTCTCTTTCGTCATTTTCTTGTTCCTCGAGCAGCTCCATAATCCACTGCTCTACGAGACTGAAGGCCACCTGCTTCCCATGCGAGAGTCCGTACTGAAAGCTGTCCCGCCGTGGCGGGTTGCTGACGTCCTCTACTGCGTGGCTGACCTTCTCACTCTTCAGCCTGTCCAAAAGTTTGTCGAGCAAGACTCTACTCCCAGTGGAGTGCAGTGTAAAGGTGCCTAGCCCTTCTCCCCTAGTAGAGACTCCGTACTATGGGGAGAGCTTTGCTCCCCGTGCGCACCTTCGCCGAAGTCCGTCTTGGCCGGTTCCTTGCTCTTGTAGTTGGTGTCTTCCTGACTCTGCTGACCCGTCGTGGCGAGTTCCTTATGAGCATTGACTGGACCACTCATGCGTTTTCTCCTGCGTCCATATTGAGGGGCTTTAAGCATTCAGAGGACCAAGTCGTTGGAGAACCCATGCGTAGATAGACCCGGTTGACCGCTCTACCTCTTTCGACTGCCCGAGGGATTTGGATTAGTTCCCGTTCCGGTAGCGACGCTGGTGTTCTCCTTCGACTTTATTTCGGCGGCTGAAATCCGAGATGCCGTCAGGTTGTCCTGAGTGTTCCGGCGTTCCTCGGAATCCAACCGGGCCGCAGCACGCTGATTCTCTGCCTGTTCCTGCGCGTCGATCTCCTGGAACCGAGCAGCTAGTTCCTGAGCCTTGCGCGCATCGTCACGGGCATTTTGAATAGCCACCCGCCGGTCCTCGGCCGAAAGTGTAGCGAACTCCATCTCCTTCTGAGACGCCTCGTCGTTCTCGTGAGCCTGGAGATCCATAACCTTGTGTTGAGCGACCAGCTGAAGACGCGCGTTCTCCCGCGTATCCTTCTGCTGATCGGCCTGCGCCTTCCGTTGAGTCTCGGCCTGCTTGTTCGGATCGACCGGGACTCCCATCGGAGGCGGAGAGTACTGTTGAAGCAGTTGCTGCGCCTGCTGAATAACAGGCGGTAGCGTTTTCAAGGCGAACTGCGACGCCTGCATGACGTGCGCGCTCGCTGCCGCGAGAGTCTGATCGAGCTTCTTCCTCGATTGAGGATCGCGAGACTGCATGATCTGTCCCATCCCATCCTCGTCCAACATCGCGGCGTCCTTCGTCACCTCGTAGAACTGGTTCGCGTACCAGAGCACGATGTGTTCCTTCATGTGCTGTAGCGCCGGGCTCAGATACGCCTGCGCGATAATCGGATTCGCGCCGAAGTAAGGCGACATCATGAAGTCCACCATGACCTTCAAGTGGCTCAAATGGTCTTGCTCAGGGAACGCAACGACGGGACGGCCGAGAGACATCGCGACGTTCTCGTTGACCTGGTTCATCTCCTCCGGCTTGGGCTGCGGTACCAAGAACCGCTCCGGATTGGGAACCTTGGCGCGCTCGAGTAGGAACATCTCTGTTTCGCGAGCGTTATAGATCTGCGGCAGCGCCGCCGCGCGGTCAGCGATGATCTGTGCCTGCGCGATTCGCTGAACGTCGCTGAAGATCTCCGGGTCTGCCGTCGGGATACAGTCGAGTGGCCCCTCGAAGTCTTGTCGGTAGGCCAGCACCTCGCCGACATCGTTCTTCATCTCGTCCTCGGTCAAGTACATCCGATTGATCCGGTGAAGGATTCGAATGGTGTACGACATCGCGTGGAAGAGACGCAGGTGAATCGCCGACATCACCTTCATACCTTCCTCGATCAGCGCGAGCGTCGTGCCGACCGGAAGGTTGGAGTTGTCTTCCGAGAGCTTGTCAAGCGCGATGTGGATTGTCTCGCGCCCAGTATCGGTCAGGAAGCCGAGCAGCTGGTACAGGACTTCACTCGGCGGATTGAACGGCACGTTCATCAGGAGCTTTCGGATGTCCTGGTCGGCCGCGACGCCTCCGCTGATCTCCACGATCTGCGTAGCGTTGATCGTCTTCGACTGACCGCTGAAGTTCGCTCCCTTGAGGCGAGCCATCGTCGGGATGTTCTGGATGTGCGCCGAGTCGAGGAGAGCGCGAAGCGCACCGGTGGCTGCGCCGGCAAGCGATCCCATCGCCTGACCGAGGCCGACACCCTGCGCCCCGCGCCAATACCAGAAGATCCATTCGACCATCCACTGCATTCGCTCGCAGTCCTGGTCGTCTTCCTCCCAGTTGCGAACGACCGACAGAATCTTCTGAGTGGTCTGATCGACGGACATCAGATAAGGCGCTTGACCGTAGTCGTCTTCCCGAAACTCGTTGGTCGCGATTTCACACATGATTCGCTGACCGTCCATCGCGAGCGGATCGGTCTCCTTGCCCTCGACTTTCTGCGATGCTTTTTCCGGGCCGCTCTCTTCTTGAATCTTGGAACCTTCCTTTTCCTTTTCTCCAAGCTTCTCGACGCGGGGCACCATGTCGATGTCCCGGTACATACCTTCCTTGATACGTGTCCGATACTCCTCGTCGATGACCGGCTCCCAGTAACACTGGCGCTCGGCCGTGTAGTAGTTAGAAGCCGCCGCAGGGATCGACACATAGTCGAGAGGCACGAAGGTCGGAACTGGACGTCGTTTGCGTTTGGAGAAGTCGGGAACAAGACGGAGATACATCGCGCCGCCGAGAGGCAGCTGTGTGAGAAGTTGTTCCAGCTCGGCGCGGAACTCTGGCATCTGGTACGTGATCTGCCAGTTCATGTAGTTCTGCTTACGCCGCGCTTTCTCTAGGCGGGTCGGGTCGGGGTTGTCTCCCGGCACAAACATCTTCACGGGACCGTTCGGTGGTAGAAGTTCGCGGATCGCACGGGACTCGAAGTCCATAGCGGCTTCGAGGAGCATCGGATGAACCGCGCGGCTTGCTCCTTCGAATTGCGCTCCGCCAGGGGCCTCTTTGCCGAGTCCCGTGCGTTTGATCGCTTCCTCGTATTGATCGTCTCGCTTCTTGCGGGCCTTGCGGTCGCGAGTAACCGATTCGATGAGTCGGACGCCTAACGCCTGGAGCTGGCCCTCGTCCAGGTCGATCTGGTCGATGATGTTCCCGTAGAACTCATCCTCCTCCGCAATATCCGACTCCTCTGCCTGGAGCGTAATGATCGCACTACCGTCGTCCTGCATCTCGACGTTCGGGTCTTGAGAGGGCTGCTCCGGCTCTTCCTGTGTGCCGGCGTTCAGATCAGGATCGGTAGCATCAGCAACCATGTTGGCTCCTATTGATCGTAAGGATTCCCGCGCGCTCGCTCGATGTCTTCGCGAGCCTCACGGCGTTCACGTTCGGAAACATCCTCGTCGCTCTCTTCCACAGTCAACGATCCAATGAACTTGTCGAGGAAAAGTCGCAGAGCCTGCGTCGTGGTGTCCAAGAGGTCGTCATGCTTGACCGACCCTGGCCCGGTATACGAACATATCTGAGTGACCGCAGGCTCTGCCCACTGTTTGAATTCTCCCTTCCGCTTTTCGCTCTCGACGGCCCAAACCCTACCGTGAGCCCACAACGGTGACACGTAGTGCAACCGCTGCAGCTTGTCTTGTCGGCGGGGATTATAACCCTCGGTGAAGATGTCTTCTACCTCTAGCGCCTGTCGAAGAGAGATACCACTCCCCTTCTCCTCTATGAGTATAAGGTCCACTCTCTTCCCCTGGGGACCGGGCCTCTGTCCCGGTGGAATGATCTTGGGACGTAGTAGGGGCTCATGGAGTGACTTACCGTACCTCACCCTTCTCGCCTTCTTGACTCTCCTAATTAACTGGGGAAGTGTCAACCAGTCTTCCCAAGCATCGAGCAATAGGATATGCTTTTCCGTTTTCTTCCTACCGTTTGACTTAGTGACCGGCCGTTCAAACAAACCCCAAACAGTACAAGCCGTTGGGTCTCTGGTCTGCTTCTTCTTATCGTGCGTCTTCTCCGTGAACGCGGTATCCAGCGAAAGAATGATAAATTCAAACGCTGGGAGTGGCTTGTCCGCTGGCCAGACGCGCCATTCCGAGCGCTTAACAAAACCTTCTTCTTCAGGATCAAGGACTTCCCCGTGTAGCTCCTGCCGTCCGACCTTCGTGCCCTCGTACTTGGCGACGGACATGAAGAACATCTTAGGCAG